GTCATTGATAGGTCAGTAGCACTAATGTACAGGTGAGCAGCACCACTAAATGGGTTTGCATCAAAAGCCAGATAGCCAGCACCTGGGTCAGTATCGATAGTTGCTAGGCTAAATAGGTACTCAAAAGTAGCTCCACCAAACGAGCCCTGAGGACCTTGAGGTCCAGTAGGCCCAGTAGGTCCAGGAACAGTAGACGGAGCTCCCTGAGGACCAGTTGGGCCACGCTGACCTGGGATTCCAGGAAGTTGATTGACGTCTACTTCGGTGTAGATACTGCCAGCAGCAAGGAGATTAACGTCTTTTTCAGGGTAGATGCCCGTCATAGAACTACCTCACTCAGGCGTTGTGTGAACAGGTTTCCACCAGCAATCTCGATAGTCTCAGTCTCGTTGGTTTCGTAGTTGATGTACCCGAGCGAGAGGTAAGTACGCTGAGCCAAAAACATGGTCTGGTCATCACTCAGAGTGATTGTTGCGGTATAAGTTCCACTAACTGGTCCAGTAACTGTAAGAGTGCAGTTCTGAATAACCAGAACGCTTCCACGCTGGTTCAGGACGTTAGCAACATACGAGGTATTGACATCATAAGTACCAGTAAAGGTGAGCGTAGTAGTGAAAGCACGGCCTTGGTAAGCGTTGAAGTCACCAACATAGGTGGGCCAAGCAGGGGCCTTATCCCCGTAACTAGGCATGTTGTCGTGTACACGCTGTGGGTATGAACGGTCATCGACTTCTTGTGGCCTGTATACAGGTACGTAGCGACCAGTTGCTTTGGAGATTCTACGGAAGGTAAGTACGTCTACGCTGTAGAGACCGATACCAAGAAGAACACAGAGGTCACGGTATTGGTTCTGACGAGCTTGAACCATGTCCATGAGCTGGCGGTAACGCTCAGAACGAGGAATAGCTACACCGTCTGGTGCTTGAATGTCGATGTCAAATGCAGCATCGGTAGCAAGAGTATAAAGGGCTAGAGTAACAGCATAAATGGATACTGCGTACTCTTCATTAGCAGGGAGGTTACTTACTGTAATTTTGCTGCCCATAGTGTCTGTGTGGCCTGAAGAGTGCTGAGTAACAGCGTCAGTAACAAGAGAACCAAGCTCAGTATCAGTAAAGTATCGGAAGTAAGTTCCGCTAACAAGAATCTCAACACCATCTGCGGGCACTGTTGCGACCACGAGGATACCAGTAGATTCTTCTACAAAAGATGTACTAGAAACGTCTACTCCACCCACACGGACGATAAGTCCTGGTCCGTCTAGTGGGGAGTGATTGAGCTTAAAACGGTTAGTAGTTCCGTCAGCCACGAAAGATTCGACAAACGACTTACCTTGGTCGCCAAGTTCTAGGCGTACCCTACTAATGAGGCCTGAAATCGTTGCCACGAATCCTCCAAAATCTTCTGCTTCTATGTTCGCCTATTTAGGCTAGGAATACTGCCCAAACGCAAAGTCCCCCCTGCTGGGAGGTGGGCGGGAGGTGCCAGCAGAGGGGACAGCTTAAGTGCGGACTACTGTCGCCAGACGTATCCGAGACCAGCGAGGTAGTTTGCGAGCTCACGTGGAACCGAGTACTTCACTCCAGCCTTGAAGGTGTAGTGGTTACCGACTCCGAAAGTCATGTCTTCAATGTCAGCGATGGTACGAATGATGACCTTGTCGTTGTTTACAGAAACTCCGACCTCTTCAATCTCATCGATTAGAAGTGGCTGGTCTGGCTTCTTTGGGTCAAAGACGTCATTCTCAAGGCTGGCAGCCTCTGCCTTACGGCTAAGGGAAATCTCGTCTGCACGGTCTGCAAGCTCCTTGGCACGACGCTTTGCTGCGTCCTCCGCTGCACGACCTGTTGCATCCATTGGGTTAGTTGGGGTATTTGCCACGATGTTTTTTCTCCTGATTTAGTTGGCTTTAAGAAGCAGGGGACGGAGCGAACTCCGCCCCCTGCGCTAGTGGGGGCTGTTAGGCGGTGTAAGCCTTAACGATAGCCTGGTCGGTGATGATACCGAGACCCCAGATGGCGTACCATGCCAGAGCGTGCTCACGACCGAAGTCGAGGATACCACCGTCACGCAGCTCAACTGGGAGCGAGATAGCGTGGCCGAATGCGTTGTCACCAATCATGATTGACTCGTAGACATCGGTAGCAGTAGTACCAGTAGGAGCGGTTGCACCTACAGACTCTGGGTTACCACCAAGACCTGGGCCAGTGTTAGCCTTTACAGGAACACCAGTCTGGTCTGCAGGAACACCGATGACACCGCTGTAGTCTACAGCTGTACCAGAGGCAATCTTGTTAACCTGAGTGGTCTCGATGAATACGACGTCGTACAGACGACCAATCTCACCGAGCATGAAGTTACCTGGAGCAGCGTACTTGGTGACCTCGATGAACTCTGGGTTCGAACGCAGGTCACGGCTCTGCTTAGGGTGGATGAACTGAACGTAGGTCTCACCAATGCGAGGTATGTTCTTACCAGCGAGGGTAAGAGCGGCATCCTTGATGGTACCAGTGGTCAGCTTGTGGTTAGCGGTAACGGTTGCAATCGAGGTAGCAGCCGAACCCTCGTCGTAGAACGACTGAGCACCAGTTGGAACACCAGTACGGTTGTAACCGAAGACAGCTGAAGTAGCTGCCGACAGGGTGTTACGAGCCTGGGTGTCGAGGTACTGAGCCATGTGACGACCCAGCAGACGAGAAGCAGAAGCCATGATGTCGTCGAACGAGCTGTTCAGAAGCAGCTCAGAAACTGCAACTGCATAGCCGTGCTCAGCAACGGTAATAGCAATCTGCTCTGCGGTCAGAGCGTTGGTGGTCATACGGACACCTTCGGTAAGTGGCGTTGGGTCCACTGCGAAGTTCTTGTAACGGAGGAAGTTAACACGGAGACCAGGGGCTACACCAAGCTCAGTCTTCTTAACAGCGAACTGCTCGAAGCGGAGGATTGGCATGGCCTGGAACAGAATTTCCTTCGACCAGATTGTTTGAATTGCCTGAGACAGCTGGCTGTTTGTACCAGAGTAGGCTGTTGGGGCACCAGCGAGCTGGCCCGAACCTGTAATAGCAGAACCTGCCATTTGGAGGTTTCCTTTCGGTTAGTGTTATTTGATGAGTGTTTTTCTAGGAACTAATTCCCGAAAAGACCCTGACCTCTGTTGTTGCTTGCTGTGCCAAGAAGCTTGGCACGGTTCTTCGCATAATCTGCCATAGACATGCTGGAGATGTCTCCAGGTGTGTACGATGATGAGTCCGAATCGGTGTCCAGGGGTCCAGAGGCTGGCATCGTTACACGAGAACCAACCATCTCCTTGCGAGCCTGCTGGTTGACTTGCGCCACAGACTCGAAGATTTTGTTTGAACGAGCCTTGAGGTCAGCAATGCTGCTCTCAATCTCATCCTTAGAATTTCCAGCAACTAGGTCAATAAGCTCTGGAACAATGTTTTCCTGCTCTTGAGCAAGACGGGACTGGCGGTAGGATTGGAGTTCGTTGTACTCCTTCTCAAGCTGCAGGAGGGCAAATGCCTTCTCACGCTCTGCTCGTTCCGAGTCCAGCTGCTTTTGCCACTCAGACTCCTTATTCTTAAGGAGCTCCTTGACTGACATTTCTTCTTCCGCCTGAGACTTACGCTCTGCAGCACGCTGAGCTTCACGCTCTGCACGCTTTGCAGCCTTGTCAGCCTCGATAGCGGCACGCTCATCCTCACGCTTACGCAGCGAAGTGAGCTCCTCACGCAGATTCTGAATGGTGTCGTAAACCTTAGCCTTCTCCTGCTGACGTGCCTTAGCAATGTCGTCTGCAGTAAACTGGCCCTGGGTAGCGACCTCATCAGCAAATGCTGCATCAGGTGTTACGGTGGTCGCTGTATCTACAGCGTCCTGGGTGTTGTCTACCGACATGTTTTCTCTTTTCATTCTCGATGGTCGTTTTCCGAATTAATAGCACGTGACCTTTACCTGTACACAACAAGTTCACCGTAAAACGGCGTGTTTGTGTTTCTAAACTCCGCAAAAACTAAAGATTTAGTCCCTGTCAATGGTGCTGCGTGAAGGTAACTTGGTTCCGTAAGCGTCAGTTACGAGCTTGTTACGGATGTCCATTTCACCCTGCATCTCCATAGGCGCAGTGTTAGCTTCTGGGTTGGCGGCGTTTTGCTGGGGGTCACCCAGGATTCCGTCACCAAGAACATCTCCATTACCCATCATCATTGGGTCCATAGGAGTAGCGGTGCCATCAGGGCCAGCCATCATTCCAGTCATGTCCATAATCTGCTTCTGGATTTGGACCTTAACCAGGTTGAGAGCACCTTCGGCCTCAGCATCGCTGATAAGTTCTTTACGAATCTCTTCCAGCTTCTCCTCTGGGAACTCCTCGCCAAGGGCACGAAGTGCACCTTCCTTGGACTCTAGGCCCATAGACATACGCTGTTGGAGCTCGTTAAGGAGAACCAGCTTGTCTAGTGGGAGTGGTGGAGGGAAGTGAGTGTAAGTGATGTAGGTAAGTGGGTCATTAGGGTCTAGCTGAGTTAGCTGACCTTCCTTGATTGGACCATCTACATCAGGGTTGTATACAAAAGTCTCAGGCTCCTTTACAGCAAGGTTAAGGAGAACGAGCTCATTGATACGCTCCAATCCTTTACCATACTGTGCAGTCTTCTGGTGCCAGCGGTTCATCAGAGGCTGGAACAGAATAGAAAGAGCAACACCAGAGGTGTTGGAGATTGGCTGCATCTGACCTAGAGCAGTCTCTGGAACGTTCATCAGCTCGTGCATCGAACGCTTCAGCATCTCCATGTACTGCATGGCTCCGTCAAGACCTGCGGCTCCACCTTCAAGGTTGAAGACCTGAGCGTCCTTAGGAAGACCACCCCAAACCTTCTTTGCACCCTTTTCAAGGTTGGCAGGCTTGGCACCAGTAATGATGGTCACAGGAGCAGCGTGGTAGTTGATGATGTCAGCAACGTCAGTAGCAATTTCGTTGTATGAACGGTTGATGCTGACGATGTCTTGGGCATCTGACAGGCCCCAAGGACTACCAGAAACAGGGATGTTAGGAATGTGTACTACAGGAATCTGGCCCAGTGGGTTTGGGCGGCTGTCGATGAGCTCATCGTTGATGTACTCTTCGATGATGTCGTCGGTCAGGATTTCCGTGTAAGTAAAAACTTGACGAGTACCCTCAAGAGAGGTACCCCAGAAGCGATACTTCTGCTTGAAACGTAGTAGCCGAGTGCGGTCGTGGGGGTGGAACTCTGGAAAAGCAAAGGCAGAGTTAAGCGGAAGAATACGTACACGGCCTGGGTGGAAACGCCCAATGCTGTCTTCCCAAGCTTCTTCATAAGCAACCTTTACAAAGCAGTCACCAGTGATGCCACCAAGCTGAGACATCTCATAAAGAACGGCTTGCTTGTTGTTGTCTACTTCCCAAACTCGCTCTAGACGGTCAGGAACGATAGCCTCAGTAGCCTTAGGGCTGCGGAAGTGGACTCCATTACCGAAAGTAAATCGAGAAATGTAGTCAATAAAAGCACGGTAGTAGTTGAGCGAGATTTGCATTTCGCCCTGCTCACGGCGATAGGACCAGTGGTGGCCCAGATACATAGCCCAGTTAAGGGAGTAACGGTTTAGGCGAGGACCGTGAACCTCAAACTCTTCATCAGCAAGTTCAACTAGACCCAATGGGGAAATGGAGACCGTTAGGTCACTAGAAGCCGCCCTGTAACTCGGAGGCGAAAAGTCCATAAAAGACATTACTTATCTCCGTGCTTCTGGTCTTTCTTCATGCGAGGGTCACGGCTATTGCTGGCCGCTTTCTCTTTAAGCTTGTTTTGAAAGACTTTCTTAGCGGTCTTTTCACGCTTAGTCTTTTCGCTAGTGTCTTCGTACTTACCGCCAAGTTCAACATAACGCTTGTGCACCCAGTGACTAGCACCAATACTTGGGTAAGGGTGGTACTTCTGCTTAGCCTGCAAAACCACCATGTCATACAGTTTCTTATTGAGAGGTACTGATGCCATCTCTACTCCTCACGCTAGCACCTAACCCCACCCTATTAGATTAGAGTGGGGGTAGGTTGCTAAACGTTATTAGTCGTTTACGACAGTTGGGTTGAGGCGCTGAGTGCGAGCACCTGAAGCAACACGTACCTCTACGGTCTGCTCGGCGTTCTGTGTGAACGAGCCGTGAGCAAACTCACCGAGGAATACTGGTGCCTCTACCCAAGCTGCTGAACCAACGTGAGCACGCTCACTCATGGTCTCGGCTGCAGTCTTGGTGTGTACTGGTGCGTTGCGGTTTGGGCGACCTGGAGCAGCAGCAAAGCCGCTCATGATGCCAGCCTCGAAGTCCGAAGGTACGTCAGTGTCAGTGGCGATGCCCTCTTCGAAACGAAGTGGACCACGACGCTCAGCGTTACCAGCGAGCTTCAGTTCGTAGCCCTGAGGCGAACGCTCAGGAAACTGTGGTGCGGGGGCGAGACCCATGGGAACTCCTTAAATGGGAAAGTGGAAAGTCGACTATTTCCAATAAATAGTTTGACCTATTATTTGATGTTTGTACTGCTAAAAGAACATGTTGGATGCCACTTGTATTGTGGGCATCACTAAATCTTTAGTCATAGAGCAGGCAATAGCGAGAGAATCCACAAAGTCATCATGTGCGTACGCTTCATCAGGAGCAGCAACCATGAAGTTATTTCCCTTGTATTGTACTTCAGCGTCAGTCATTTGTTGGTAGAAACGTTTCCAAACACGAAGACGACGAGTCTTAGCGTGTGAAGGGTAGCCGAGCATGTTTCGCTGAATCAAAGCCTGAAGGTGCTTGAATCGGGTGGACTGCTCAGTTTGTGAAGAGGTTACTGCCGTAACTTCTGCTCTAGGCATCAGTACCTTAATACGCTGAGCTACTGCGTCACCGACACCGTTACCATCCACTCCGATAGCGATAACGTCATAGTTAGCCAAGAAGTTTACAATCTGGTAGTACTGCTCTTCCCAGTCGTCTCCTTGAAGTTCAAGCCAATTAAGCACACGGTGTTCAAAGTAGCCAAACTCATCAGGACGGTCCCAGTCAACCCAAACAACTGTGACAACAGTGGAGTCCATCTTACGGGCAGGGTCAATACCTACAACTACTGGGGTTTGGTGCCACTGCTTGATAAGCTCTTGAGAAGTGTCTCCAAGCTCATCCATCTTCGAGGAAGAAACAAACATGCCTCGCTCTAGGAGCCACTTGCAGCAGTACGACATCTGGAACTCATCAGAGTCCTCTCCAATGCGTACCATTTCCTTCTGGATGAACTTCTTATAGTCGGGGTTAATCTTGGCTACGTCTTTGTGGTCCCACTGGAAGTGGTTCTGCCTAGATTTTGACCCAGTCTGCCTACGCTTATTCAGCTGAATAGAGTTGTAGAAGTTGTTCTTAGAAGTAGTAGGAGTACCAGTCTTAACCATTGTTCCTGCGTAGTACGCCATCATCGGGCTAATAGACTTGTTGACGATAAAGTCGTCTGCTTCCTGGCACTCATCGATAACCACAAGATGGAAGGACTTAGACTCAATCTTCGCACGAGGGTTAGCGGTCATCATTGTGATGGTTGACCCAGCATTCTTTAGCCTAATCATCCTAGTAACGCCACCGATACGAGCAGCAGAGTCATCAATTTCAGGGTCACCCAGAACTTCACGGGCACGCTCAGAAGTGAGGCGGGTAACAGTACGTCCGAATAGAGTTTCAGCCTGTCCCTCAGTAGGGGCAAAAAGACCTACCCAAAGACCGTTCTTAAACTTACCTAGAAGGTCTGGGTACATTGCAGCAAGCCGTGGGAGAAGAACCATCAGAGTAGCAACCACATCGGCTACTGTTTCAGACTTACCTGACTGACGAGCAGCCAGAGCAGTGATGGTCTCACCGTCACCAATGATTACGGACTCAATCATCCTTCTAGCCAGAGGTTTCTGGTAGGGGTGAAGGTCGTGACCCACGAGAACAACCATGAACTTCATGATTTTCTCAACAAGTCGGTCAACAAATCCTTGAGTAAGTTCGTCTAGGTCATCTTCAACAAAGTCTATCTCGGGGTCTTCAACCTCTTCTTGATAGAACTCGGGACTGATTTCTTCAAACTTGTCTTCATCAAACTCGTCTGTCATGCTTAGTTCCTTTTAAGGAGCTCCTTAACAATAGCGGTAAGTGCCTCTGCACCCATTAAAGCCTCCTCAAGGCCCGCTTTGTCTTGCTCTCTAACTGAATGTACGATGTTCTTTCCAATGGAATAAAGGGAGGTCTCTGCCCAAGTGACTAGGTCAGACGTCCCAATCTTCGAAACTCGTTGCTCCAACTTGGTAGGCTGGGGGTTGCCACCCCTCTTGAAAATCTGCATCTGTCAGTACCCGTCCTTGAACCGCTAAGTTAAGCGCTTCTTCCTCATCTTTTAGTCCAGTCCACTTGCCTAGGGCTACTGCCCGCTTAAATGGGAGTCTTACAATAAGCGTCTTACCAGTGCGGTAAGGGTCAGCTATTTCCTGTGTCCAACCTGAAACTACTACCTTTAGGCCCCAAAGCGCAGGGTAAAAGCCCAGATACTGTACAAAATGTTTTGTTCCGATGTCGTGTGTCTTAGCCATGTTAACTAGCTCGTCTAGTGTTCTTTCCGTTTCTTGATGGGTTCTTGCCAGGAGTGGTGTTCTTGGACTGGCGGTGCTCTGAGCGTTGAAGTGCTTCTGGAACTTGCTTAGTTCCTTGTCCTGAACGAGTTTTTTGACCAGTGTAGACATTGGTAGCAGTGTGGGTCTTCTTACCAGGACGTAGGTATCGTGAAGAAACAATCTGCTGAGTACGAGACACACGGTAAAGCTGCTCACGAATCTCGGCAGGAATACTTTCTGGGTCAGCAGGGCCACGAGGCTTGCTGATGAATAAGCCATCTACCGCCTGGGCTCCAGGTTTACCACTGTTAGAGCGGCGGTTTAGCCAAGGACGACCCTTAGAGAAAGATGCGTGGAATCCCTCCCACTCACCTTCAGTAACTTGGTAGTAGTTGTAGAAGGTTCCATCACGGAATACGACTGTCATAGTACCGACTTTGCCGCCCTTCTCATCAGGTTTCCAGGCAGCGGCAACTGTACGAGGGCGAGAATAGTTGGTGGAAGATGTAGGTACGTCTACAAAAGAGCCTCTAGCAAAGGCAGTCGATTGGTCGTCAGGGATGTTGTCTTCATCATACGTAGCCTCGTATAGGTCGGGCTTGTAGTATTGCCCTGCACCTTGGTACTCAGTACCCAGCCATTCTGTGGCTAAAACATCATCGCTGGCATAGACTTGGCCAGCAGTTTGACCAGTCCTAGTACGACGGTCATAGGATAGTCCTGAAACATCTTCAAAGATAGAGCCTAAGCTAGACTTACGCTGCATCTCGGCTTTAGAAGGGTACTGCCCTCCCGAAGGAATGCCTGGATTAGCCATGTCTCTCCCTAAATAAATAAGCCGTGCTACCAGTGTAAAGTAGCACGGCTTATTTAGGAGCCTAAGTTTAGGCCCAGAGTGCGATGGTGATACCTGGGGTACCGTCGATACCGTTAGCACCAGCTGCTACCGACTGAGTAGCTACCGAACCAGTTACACCCTTGATAGTCACTGCGGACAGTGCGCTAAGGGCTACTGCAGTAGTTGCAGTAGTGGTGAAGGTAACTGTAGTCGAAGTTGCTGCAGTGATGGTGTAGAAGTTGTTCTGGAACTCTGTAGTCGAGTTAGCACCAAGAATCTGCAGTGTCTGACCAGCAGCGTAGGTGTTCGAAGCAGTAGTTACAGTAACGGTGTTGGTACCTGCAGTACGTGCGATAGCACTTACAGCAAGAGCAGTGTTAGTAACAGCCGAACCAACAGTGATGGTAGCGGTGTAGCCGTTGTCACGGAGACCGTCCTGAGCACCGTAAGCACCGAGAGTTACAGCACCAGTACCAGTCGAAACAATGTCCGAAGCAGTACCGTTAGCACCGAGAACCTGAGGTACTACGATGTTTGGAGTGTATACCCAGTTACCGTCAACACCGAACGAAACGGCGGTGGTAGACATGTTGGCGCTTACTGGAAGGCTGATGCCTACAGTAGTACCGCTGAGCGAGGTAACGAATGCTCCTGCTGGGATGTAACCAGTCGAAGCAACGCCCTGACCTACTGAGAGACCAGCAGCTGAGGCAACGGTGATTGTGTAGGCACCTGCAGTTGCAGTTGCAGTAGTGCTTACTGTAGTACCGCTGAGGGTGATGGCGTTCTTGCCTGCGTCACCCTGGTACTGACCGTTGGTGTCCTTAACGCCCGAAGAGAACGAAGGGTAACCAGCGTAGCCACTGTAAATGGTGTCGTGGTTGTCCTTGCCCTTGAGCAGGCGCTTTGAGGTTCCGTCCTGAGCAACGTTGGTGTCGGTGCTGAGGGTTCGCACGTCGTTAGGCTGACGTGCCATGTTTCCCCAAACAAAATCCACTTGGATGTTGCCTGCGGAATCTAGTGCTTTTCCACTGTTAGATGGCATAGTTATTCTTCACTTTCGCAATCATGATTGTCTAGTTCCGCCTCGTAGAGAATGTTTCCGCAGTCCCTGCAACGGAACATGCGAACGTCGTCTAGTGCTTCGTGCAAAGAGTCCGAGTGTTCGTATTCGTATCTCACCTTTGGTTGAGCCAGTACCTCAGGTGGGAATGGTCCACGAGGAAGCGTGTAACCATTAGGGACGGCATGTCCCTGGATGGCAAACTTTCTAACTAGCGGCACTAGAAGTATCCACTGGTGTATCGGAAGTCTTTTTGGTCTTCTTTGTAGTATCTACTACAGGCTCATCCACAACTTCAGGCTCTGGCACGGCTAGAGCACCGCTGTTGCGGAGTGAATAGAGGAAGCGTGGAAGGTGACGCTGGCAGTACGGGATTGTGTACGACGGAGCGACCTCGTATGAATAGAGGGCGTCTGCTGAACAGTTAGCGCATGTAGCCATAGTTAACTCCTTTAGTCCTCCTACTAGATTGCCTCATTTTAGGCAATTAGTAAGCCTAAAGTGGCTTAACTCCCAAAGAGTTGCCAGGTTCAATGAAAGACACTTTTGTTGTGCCTTTTGGACGACGACGACGCATGGCCTTAACTGCTTGACTTGGAGCAGCCATTTCTCCTGCAGGAGCTGCAGGGGCTGCTGGACGAACAGCTCGGTTAGGAGGAGTTCCAGTAGGAATGTCAGGGTTAAACTGAGTTGGCTTTCCACCAGGCTTAGATACACCACGATTACGACGTACTGGGTTAGCAGGCTCACCTTGAGGTTGGTAGACACGCTGACCAGCTGAGCCTTTAGGGGCTCCCTCTGGAGCAGAGATTGGTCGTCCTTGACCATTCAGGCCTCGTGCTTGTTCTTTATTAGCTTGACGTCGAACGTCATTACCCATACGTGCTGCAGCAGATTGGTCAGTAGCGAGTTGACGACGCTTAGCCTCAGCTGCCTTTTGGTTTACCGCTTGCTGAGCAGCACGGTCTTTTAGTCCTGCCCTCTTGTCTTCAATCGACTTAGCCTTATCTTCAGCAGCTTGAGCAGCCATAGCTGCGTTATTCTTCTTCTCAGCAATACGCTCAACTGCTTGCTTTCTAGCAGTCTTAGCCTTGCCTTTTAGTACCTCAGAAGAACCGTGAGCCGCATCTTCTATGCCATGCTTAATAGCCTTACCTACGGCATGGCCCAGCTTACCTTCAGCAAAGTTAAGGGGAGTAATGCCATTTTGAGGGATGAGGTGCTCTAGATTGCTAGGCATTAGGCATCTCCTTTAAGCTCTTTAATCTCCGACTCAAGGTGCTGGAACTTTTCGTCACCATCAATGAGTCTAGTTTCAATACAGTCCAGCTTGTTTTCAATACGCTTCATTGCGTCTTTCATGCTGGAACCACTGTTGTGCTGGAGTTCGCCGTCAATACGGTTCAAACGCTCCATAACACCTGGAACTGCGTCTCGGCCTGGTCGCTCCTCGGCACCCTTCCAATCCTCCATAAAAAGGTCCCAAGTGTTAGTCCATCGAGTAAACTTGCGCCAGACTCCAAATAGGAAACCTAGAATGGTAATTCCCCCCACTACGATGCTTACAATAACTGCCGTCGTCTGAATGATGTCGAGGTTAGTTAGTGTATTCATGACCTAGTGGCGCTCCTGGTGATGTCTGACTGTTTATACTAGTGTCCCCTATACAGGGCCGCTTTCGCAGTGTATGCTGGGGACATGATTGAAAGTTTGATGATTGGGTTTCTTACCCTATGCCTGGGATTTATGGCGTTTCTAGAATGGCTAGCAAAGGATTCAAAAGACCCTTTTGCAGCTAGGTTGAGGGCTATAGGTTGGACGTTGACCTCTCTTGGTTGGGTTACCGTCCTACTAAGCGTCCTCCTCCGAACCCCTCTGAATTTTGGCGTCCTGCCCTAGCATAATGAAAGATTGAGGTTCGCTCACCATTCTTTGGGTAGCGAACGTAGAGAGCCTCTGACGCACTAAACTCCCGTACCAGCGATGAAGCTGAACGGTTGTTAGGCGACAGAGGCTTTCTTTGTTCCACTGTTACTTGCCAGCTCCCACACCGAATGTCTTGTCGGTAGGGTCGAGCCACTTAATGACTGGGCCAGCAAATGCGGTGATGAATGCCAGAGCAAGCTGCTTAGGGTCGCTGATGCCAGCGACTACCAGTGCCAGCACCGAAGCGATGCCTGCACGAAGGTAGGATGTAAGCGCAGCAACCACTGGCTGCGGGATTACGAACTTGGACATTTGTCTCCTTCAATGAAACCGCCCCTCTATAAGATTGTCTCTCATAAAGGGGCGATTTAAAGGCTAAGCGGAAGCGTCTTAAGGCTTCTTTACCTTTACAATGTTTGCAACAAGGAACGCATAGGCATCCTTGACCGCACCCGAGAAAACACCAGTCTTGAGGAGGCTGAGTGTGAGATGAAGGTGGGGGCCTGTTGAGGCAGAGCCAGTGTTTCCGAGCTTACCGATTACCTGACCAGAGGTAACCTTTGCACCAATCTCCAGCTTTGGAGCGGCATCTAGGTGGCAGTAACCAAAAAAGACTGCAGGCTTTAGTTTGCGGTCTACCCTGATAACCAGTACGTGACCAAGTGCGTCAGACCACTGGTTCAGTACTACAGTAGCGTCGTTTACTGCCAGAACAGGAGTTCCTACAGGAAGGCCGTTGTAGTCACAGCCACGGTGGCCGTTAGGGTGCTCAGCATCCTTTACACCAAATGCTGGGCCAAGCTTAAACTTGTCTAGGGGTTGTCTCCACAGTCCCATGTTTCTCCTTAGTTGATTACCTCTTTAGGAGGTATGTATTTGCTTTGTTTCTCAAAGCGAGTATTGCTCATACTCTTTTGGCTTTTTAATAGGTTTCTAGGACGTCTAAGGTGTAGGTGCTCACTCTTACGGTGGTGGATGGGCACGAAGTTAGACATTCTTCTCCTATTTACTTAGTAAGCGGCAGTGCCACCGTAGTCGGGCACCTGAGCAGAAGATGGTCCTCCACCCACCTTAGTCTCAGATTCAACTACTGGAGTGTTCATAGGAACGCCAGTTTCTGTACTAAAGCCTGCAAAGTCAGACTGACCAGCAATAAAGGCTGGCATCTGGTTCCAGTAAATGCCTGCGGAGCCTGCGTATACAGGCCCATCCTGAGGGATGCCGATAACTCCTCTAGGAGCAATCTGTGTCCTAGTAGCCCCAAACATGCCTGTGGCTTGGTTGATGTCAGTGTTAAACTGACCAGAAAGAGGGGCACTCATTGCTGAGCCCCGTTTCCTCCGCTAGAGCTGTTGCCACGGTAAGTGCTCTTAGTGAGGTCGTACTCATACGTCTTGTCTGTAAGGTTGTCTTCGCTTACAGAGTTAGACTGAGTGACAGACCCATTACCACCAAAAGGGCGGGCATCAAGGTTTGAGCCCTCGTTGTAGGCTCCTTGAGTGTTGCTTAGGTTACGCATACTCATTACTTAACCCCTTTAGCGTCAATGCCCAGTTTGTCGAACATTTTACGGTTCTTCTTCTTGTCATCGTACGCTTTGTCTACATCGAACTTAGGTAGGATGTCCTCTTCGAGAAGGCTACGCTTAACGACCTTATCCTTGTCCTGGTTATCCGTAGGACGCATTACCAAGGCGTCATAGTTGATGCCATTAGAGGCAAGCCACTTCTTGGTTTCATCTCGGTAATGCGCCGAACGTGCAGTGAGGATAACTACATTCTTGCCGTCATCCTTGGCGTCTTTAAGCTTGTTGACCATCTTGTCGTTAGTGCCGACGTGGAGTGCTTCCTGAGCAAAGCCTGGGTGTTTACCGTTTTTGGCTTTGTGATGCTTCTCGTACTTCATGGTGTCTGCGAGGGTGCCGTCTAGGTCGAACACGACAGTCTCACCTCTCTTGTGGAGTGGGTGCTGAAGTTCGAAATCATTGTTACGGCTCACCCCTCTAGTATCGCAGAAGAGGTTGTGCTAGACTCTCTAAAGTAATGCCCTATGGTGTAATTGGCAACACGTCTGATTTTGGCTCAGAAGATTTCGAGGTTCGAATCCTTGTAGGGCAGCCTATTTCTTTTTCTTCTCTACGGACTTGCGGTAGAGGGTCTCTGCTACATGGAGGTCTCGAGCAAGCTCAATAAACGCCTGCTCGAGCTCCATGTGCTTCTTGTGTAGCTCCCAGTACTTAGCTTTCCAGTTAGTCCTGGCTGGTTTGCTCACTTGTTACTTGCCACGCTTCCAAAGCATAGGGACGAATACTACTAGCCAGAACCAGTTCCAGTAAGAAGTTGGGTCCTGAATAACGTCCACGATTACTCGTGGAGATACTGCCAGGGTAATAACGCCTACGAAAAGACCTACGATTAGCTCAATCTTCTTCTGACGCTTAACCTTAGCCAGCATCTTTTCTAGGATAGCGCCAGCATCCTCAGAAGAGTCCTTCTTACAGTTTTCACACATGTTTCCTCCAAAATAATACAAAAGTGTGTCTTCCCCAGAGTAGGTCTACTGTGGGCTGCTTGTCAAGTCCCCAGAAGACAATCCCATAAGAAGGATTAGCTCTGGTGAACTTATCGTGATAATGGCGGTAATGGAGGCTCACTCGCTCTCCTCTAGGTATGGGTTAGGGGTACACTCAGAGTCCCAACCATCTTCATTACGCTCATGCTCCCAGACATCACGTTCACCAGCGTCAAAGCCTTCTGCCCAAGCCTCAGCCTGTACCTGCTTAAGCCAGCGATTGAACTCTAAGGAGTAGGTTTCATTAGTATTTCCAAATCCTGCACGAACAATAAAGTTGCTATGTATGTAATCTGCTTCAACTACTTTAGTTTCTGGAATGTAATCTGGATTAGACATTTACTTCTCTCCGTCTATAAGTTTTACGATGGCCTCGAGCGTCGCTAGATACTCTGCCTTGCCGCTCATTCTCGGAACCCCCATAACGATTGGCTGCTTCTGTGGCTCACTCATTTACTTCTCTCCTTCTAATGAATCTGCTTTTAGATAGTTGCATTCTGCGTGAGCAAGTTGCAGGTTTTCTAGAGCATCTTTCCCACCTTTGGACTTGGGAATTATGTGGTCAATGGTTGCCCTCCATAAAGGGTCATCTGCTCTGCGGTCAACTGCAAGCCCACATAAACGACACCATCCACCATCACGCTCATAGAGAGCCACAAGGGTTCGATGCCTACGGCTCATTTACTTTTCTCCTTTGATAAACGCTAGAAATCCTTTGAGACTAAACTCAGCCTCAAGGAGTGGAGCAGGTAGATTACTCAGCAGGGTATCGATGCTAACCTCTGCGTCTTCCCCCTCAAGTTCAGGGTCGCTCAACCAGGTCTCTAGTAGGTTGATAAGTTCCTTTTTTACAAATTCTTCGTTAGTCATTTACTTCTCTCCTTTGATAAGAGCGATAAGACATTCTTTGTAGGTTAGTTTTGGAAAGTCGCTAAACCACTTTTGAACGGTGGATGGGTCATCTAGCAGTTTGATAATGCGGGCTTCTACTTCAGCCTCAATCTCAACTATGCCATCACCTACAGGGCCCCAGACAGAACTGCCGTAGTTGTCATTAATCTTTGTCCAAAGGCGTTTACCTGCCTCTGTCTTGATGTTATCTAAAATGTGATTCATTTACTTCTCTCCCCCGCAACAGCCGTCACAGCCATGTAGTCTATCTGGTTTGATTTCATCTGGGTCTGGGTGACCTATACCATGAGGGCAGACACGCTCCATCATGTTTCGGTCTCCACGCCATTGTTGTGGGAACGCTCGCATTGAGTGGTCGCTTCGATTGTGAATAGTGCAGAACTCTCCCTTACAAGCGTCCGATGCGTGCATCCATACAAAAAACTTAGTGGTGTGTTCTAGTGTGATGATTGGGTCAGTTTCTAGGCTCATTTACTTTTCTCCTTCATCCAAAAAGCGACGCAAATCCTCTTCGGTGGTTAGCCATAAATCCCACCTAAAATTAGGCGTGCTCATCACGTAGAGCAGTTTCTTGGTGATGCGTTCCCTCTCCATGGCCTGGCCAGCAAGAGTTCCTAGATAATAGTTCTCGTGGTACTGATTAGTTTCCATTATGGGGCTACCCTGCCATTCTTAACAAAAGACATGTGAGTGTGAGGCATCTTTTCACTAAACACTAGCTCCATCTGACGAGCAACGTCAGCAATCTCCCACTGGGGGAACGATGGATAAGTACCCTGCTCTTCTGAGCGAAGGCTAAGGAAGTTCATCAGGCTACGAGCGTTCATAGTGACGTACATCGAACTGTAGATGTTTACAGGAAGCACCATGCGGGCTACCTCACGTGCTACACCCTGCTCTAGGAGGTGCTGGTAACGGAGATACGCATGGTGTGAGTTAACGTCAAGAGAGTATTTAACTTCAACGTATTGGGCAGTAGTTCCTGGCTCGAATGTGTAAGCGCCTGGCTTACCCTCTTGAATCAACTTACGGTTTTCGTTTGGGATGTAAAAGACGCCTTCTAGTTCCTTGTAACGACCACTCTCTTCGTTATAGGAAGCAATACGGTGACGCATAAACTCACGGAATACGAAGATAGGGGCTTCAATGCGGAAAGTAAATACAGCGTGCTCAAAAGGAGAGCCGTGGCGGTCACGCATGAGGTAGTTGATTAACCCCACATCCCTGGAAGCGTCATCACCCACGCTACCGCTGCTAACACGAGCAGAACGTACAACACTATAATCACCTCCCATGCAATCGATTAGTTCAACAGTCATGTCTGAGCGAAAAATAATGTCCATAATGGAACACTACTATTACTCAGACAAAAAGACAACCCGCCCACCGCTTTCGCTGCGTGGACGGGTATTTACGTCTCTAGTATAGCAGATTATTCTTTAGAAGCCCAGCCAGTTCCTACAAAGTTGATAGCACCAAGGCCGATAACCTTTTTACGCTTGTGTCCGCACTTCTCGCAGATTACTTCTTGGTGCTTCTCTGTGATTGGGAAGAAAACGTCTACAGTGTCATCACACTCTAGGCAACTGAATTGATAGTTAGGCAAGGAAGCTCCTATTCGCTCTGAACTCGTATTTCTTTGATTCGTCCATGAATACTGTGCGACTCTTCATTACAAAGTCTTCAATGGTCTTCTTTTGGGCCGTAATTTGAGCATAAAGAGCGTCAATGGTCTCTTGGTCCAGCTCAGTCTTGTCTTTTTCAAATACTGCTACAGCGTAGTCTAGCTCACGCATAGCGTTTGCGGCCTGAAGCTGTACGGCTTCCCAGCGAGACTTTGCTGCTTCATACTTCTGATTGTGGTCAGACATAAGGTGTAATCTCCGTTAGTAGTACTCCACGAGGTTTTGCTCCAGTGAGGGTCCACACATGTTCGCCCTTCTTAAACAACATTAGTGTAGGAATACTCTTAATCGCCATGTTTAGTGACAGTTGAGTCTCTTCGTCAGTGTTGACCTTAACTACTGACAGTTTAGCAATGTCTATCTCTAATTGTTCTAGGATTGGTGCCTGAGCACGGCAAGGACCGCACCATTCTGCCCAGAAGTCCACTAGAACCAGTTCTTTGTCTAGAACTTCGGATTGCCATTCGTTTATTGTGATGCTCTTCATCATTTCCCTTTCTAAATAAAAAAGAGCCCCGAGCAGGACTTGAACCCGCCACCTACGCATTACAAGTGCGTCGCTCTACCAGATGAGCTATCGGGGCATAGCATTATCTACTAATGCTAGTTACAAGCATACCGCATTTCTCTAGGTATGCCCATACTTCGTCAGGATTACGGTGCATGTCTTCTGGCCCAACTAGATGTATGAGCTCAGTAACCCCACTATTAGAGATTAACTTGGCACAATTCATGCAAGGAGGGGCTGTAATGTACATAGTTGCTCCGTGTACAGCAGAACGGTCCACGTACAGAAGGGCATTAGCTTCTGCGTGGATTGAAGGACAGCCTTCGTAAGAGGAACCTAGTCCCGTCTTACCTTGGGCTCTTTCACACCAATTAGTGCAGTCACCTGTAGTTGGGTAGCTAGCAGCAGCACCGTTATAGCCCGTACTAATGACTCTTTGGTCTTGGTTGACAATTACAGCTCCGATTTGTGCTCGTGAACACCTAGAGCGCTGAGAGATAACTTGCGCTACTTCTAACCATACTTCAACCCATGACTTTTGCATGAGGTAAGTTTACTCAAACTTTTGGTGAATAGACAAGTGTGGCGGAAGATACAGGATTTGAACCTGTGGTGAGTTTCCCCACGACTCCTTAGCAAGGAGCTGCCTTAAGCCGCTCAGCCAATCTTCCTGGCGGTGGAGGTAGGATTTGAACCCACGGAGCTGTTACACTCAACAGTTTTCAAGACTGCCGCCTTAGGCCGCTCGGCCACTCCACCAATTGCCCTGTAACAGTCACAACCCTGTTACTGCACGCTAGCGGGACGTTGCTGGCAGCGGTCAAGCCCTTTCGGCACTCTGAAGCCCATACGGCTTGTTGCAGTAGGCTGTCGAGAGTCGAACTCGAAACTGCGTGCGCTCCTCTGGGAACTCCCTGAGGCACTGTGTTGCCTATTACACTACAGCCCTTTTGATAGACTGGCAGGACTTATACCTGCACTTCCCCCTGCGTACGTTCAGGAGGTGGCTCTGCTATTACTCTACAGCCTATCTTAGTCGTTTCGCACATGCGGGAGACCAATCCTTGACAGCTTACAACTTAATCTCTTTCGAGGTGCTGAACAATAACGAACCGCAGGTGTAAGTCCATTCGCAACAAGACTATCCAGCCCTTGCAAGTAACCATCATCAGAGACAGTAACCTTCAAGCCTTGTTACTTGACAGTGAGAGGCGAGGAAAGGGTATTTCAGCTTTCCAAGTGCGCTTCATCTATCCAGGTGTATCCTATCACCTGCCGCAGCAATGGGTGATAGGACCAGCATCCGTAATCGTTAAGCCCTAGCGGACCTATTGAGCAGCAACGCTGTTTGCCCCAAGTCAGAGAATCGAACTCTGCAAGACAGGTTTTGGAGGCCCGTCACCGCCCAGCGGCCCTGGAATACTGAGAGAAACAACAGCTGGTAACTGTCTATCCCTCAGGAACTCTAGCACGTTTTGGCTATACCGTCATCCAGTCGAGTTCAATCTCTGGGCTATCTCAGCGCCTCACTTGGTACCACCCAAGCCGCTTCGAGGTTGTGTTCCTATACTACACCAAGATTACTTGATGTCAATAACTTTTGGCTTCTTTTCTTCGGGAAGATTTTTTCCAAATAGAACAGTAAGCATACCGTTGTCCATTGAGGCCCTGATTACCTCCCAGTACTCAGCCATAGCCAAACGCAACTCAAAGTCACGAGATGCAATGCCCTTGTGAAGAATCTCTCCAGCACGCTCAGTGTTCTTCTCGCCCTTGATTACAAGGATAGAGTCTTCCACAGTCACAGAGATTTCCGACTTAGTGAATCCAGCAACAGCAACATCTAGGATGTTCTGGTTATCTCCCACGCTAATGAGGTCGTAAGGGGGGTAGGAGGGCTTATTAAGGGTGGTTTGACGTAGTTGGTCAAGGACAGGAGACCAACCGATTGAGAGGCGGTCTAGCTGTGGGAAAAGGTCTGCCATAGTAATAGGGGCAGGCTTCTTTTGCGGGGGATAAGTGTGGTTGTCAGGCTCATAGGGGCTCCTACCAGTGGAGGCTGGGTTCCATGGCTGACGGAAATTTACTTCTTTGCTCATTACTGTCTCCTTAGACGACAACTGTGTACGAACATTTCGGAAATTCCGATAAGTTCAAACTGCCCGTAGCACAGTATTAGTTATAGACACCCAATTGGCATGTCTAAAGAAGAGTATAGCAGATTATTTTAGCTATGTACTGGAGTTGCCCCTTTGGGCAACCCCAGCGGGCCCCCATTTTTCCGTTAAATGTGCTGTTTTTCGCTCTAACGCACGGATTACTTCATGTTTTTGCGGATTTGACGGCCCTTGTATTTAAGACGGCGGTCAGTGAAGAGGTTATTGAAGTCTTTTCTGGCTTCTTCGTGGGCTTTAGGAGTGGCTGTAGGCCATTCCCAGGCTTTTCCATTAGAAGGAGTCACGATAGACCATCGGTCTGGGCTATCTGGCAGTGTTTCACCTGTTCGAGAGTCTTTTGCACGACCTGGGGGAGTGGTCACTACACGGAAAGACTTGCCTAGTTGTTCGTTAAAGTTAACGTGGAAGTCTTTATTGTTTCTGCCCATTAGTCCCACCTTTGAGGTGCATCGGGGTTATAGATGCCGTTATTCTCTGGAAGATAATCCCCAGTAGATTTTGCCCAAGCATCGCCCTCTTTAGTACGACTATCCGAGTGCTGAGGATTAAACCCCTGTGCCTTAGCGTAGTTCCACATGCCTGTAGCCACACCTTTACGGCGAAAAGGCTCTCCTACACGAACATCTTTAATGTCTCCGTATTTACCGATACGCATGGAGCCTAAATAGCCGTGTTCTGGATGACTAGCTTCGATTCTTACTTCGCCATAGTTCTCGAGTTTGTGGCTGAAAGTAACTCCGTGGAAGTCTGCATTATTTCTACCCATTAGTCACCCACAGCTTTCGCCCAAGAAGCCCCATCATCACTTTGCTCATCATAATCGTGCTTTGGATTTAGCCCAATTGCTTTTGCATGATTCCACAAAGCTGTGGCTATACCTTTTCTGCGATAGTTTTTGTGCACTTGAACGTTCATTACTTTATGGCTAGTTCCTGTATTGCCATCATCAACTAAGTACATTCTTCCTACTTCACCATCAGTTGGATGAGTAGCTATTAGGCTGGCAGCAGATACCCCAAATTCGGAATAAAGTTCATGAGAGATATTTACACCGTGAAAGTCAGCGTTATTTCTACCCATTGTCTGCCTCTGTATCGTGCTCTGCTAAAAAATCTTTGATGAACTGGTTACGTTCACGCCAGTCCAGTTGTTTTCCCAGTTCTATTTCCAGTTTACCCAACGCATAGTGTGCCATCTGTATTGCGTAGGGGCTGGGCATTAACGTCTGACGTTATTAGCACCGTCACCGAAGTGAGCGTTGCGGCTCGCCTGTTCCTTCTTGTACTCACTGTGACGCACAGCTGCACCAATGCCTAGACCAATAGCACCGCTTACTAGAGCAGCAGTGCCCAAATCAGTTGGGTGCCAGTCGTGCATAGCAGCCATACGAGTAGCGTAGTTCATGCCACCGTCAACAGCACTAGCTGGACCAATAGCATTGCCAACAGCAGTCAGTGCTGTACCTACACCAGAACCAATAACGCCAGTACCCAGCATCTTACGGATAACGCCTCTACCCATTTTTGAGCTCCTTTAAAGTCTTTAAACCAGTGTGACATACCTATGGGGCATTTTAAGCCTAAATTTTAGTCCTTAAAGGCCCCACTATTACCGCCTCCCGAACTTTTTGTCAACTGTCTGGCTGTCGAGCTGTCTAGTGGTCGTCTATGGGGCGATTTAGGCATAAATTCACCCTTTTGCTACGGAATCAGTTGTCCACCTGGGAGTCGATTTGCGAAATCCGTAGTTTGTCGGCTGTCTAGCTGCGAAATCAGTCGTTTGGGCTACTGCCTCACCCTAAAAATCATTAAGCGGTTCTGTCACCTGGGGCTTGCCTCGGCTCGCAACGGTCTAACCGTAGGGGGGTCATAGGAGGCGTTTTCAGCCGTTTGTGGGTGATTGTACCTAGGACGGGGGGAACGGGCTTCTACGGGGCGTTTACGGGCTGTTTAGGGGCTACTGCGAGACCTGCTGTCGGGCGTGTCTGGCGGAGTCACC